AAATATATTAAACTTAAAGTTCTAGGTGTAGTTGGACCATCATCTACATGAAATTTGTAATGTCCTCCAGGCGTATATTTTAAAACCTGTATATCACTTACTATAGGTTTAAGATAAGGTAAATTAAAATCTGTTGTATAAACTTTAATACATTGCATAAAATACGAAAATAATAGTGAGCACCAGTGAGTATTTGTCAAACTTTTATCGTGAACATTATGAAGACCTTTACGTTTAACATTTCTCATTTTTTTATCAATAATAGTTTCACCATTATTTACAATTCCCGCATCTTCATAAATAAAATCATTTTCACAAAGTTTCAAAAAAACTTTTAATGTGTTTTCAGAAAAAATATTATCAAAAGTTCTAATGTAACTTTCTATTCTAGCCATGTCTAAAGTTTTTTTACTTATTTCCATGATTTTTTATTCCACCATATTTGTTTATAATTATGTATTATTTTTGTACTTAATTTAAATCTTTTCTTTTCAAAAGAACTATCATCTATTTTTTCAATTTTCATTTTCCAGTTATCTCTTTTAAAAGGGAATACTTGAACATAAGGAGTTCCAGCTTTTACTGTAGATTCTAATACAGGATATTTATCTCCATTTATAATAATTGGAAAATTAACTGGATTTTCAAAAACATCTGTATCAACAATTCCAGATATTATACTAAATCTATCATCTGAGTTGTTAAGTGGGGGTAAAAAAAGACAAGAATAACCAGGAGGAGTAATTATAGTCCATGGGTTTAAAATTTTATGGAAAGGTAAATTTTTATTTTTTTTATTATAAGGACACTCCTCTCCTAATTGATGAGCTTGATGATAATTAGGACGATCTTTAGTATTAATATTAGCTTGAAATGCTGTCTCCTCTGACACATTAGTATCTGCTGTAAAATATCCTGCTACTCTATTACCGTCAACTATTGTATTGTGAGCTAAATAATAATCAACAGGCATTTTTAAAGTATAGCCGCTAGTTAAAGTATCCAAAAAAGGCATGCATCCTTTTATAGTTTTATTACCTATTTTATGATCTAAATTTTTATACCACTCAGGTATATTTAATTTAGTTGGTGTAGGGTAAAGATCTTTATTTTCAAGAATAATATCTTTCGCTTTAAATTTAATTATACTTTCGAACACAAAGTTTTATAACTTTGATTAAGGTATTTGTAAAGGATGATAATATGTTATTGAGTTGTCTTCGCAGTATTGTTCAAGACTTTTTTGATAAGGGTATGATATTGAAGAAGTATCTATACCTTCTAGTGCTTCTTTATAAGCCAAAACACCATTATAATAAGGATTGTTTTCATTATATGGTTTACAAAAATTAGTAATTTGAAGTATACGACTATTAATGATTGTTTTTAATGAGGCTTCATTGGGAAAGTTATGTTCTGCATCTTCATAAGATACGGTAGTACCATCATAAGTAACAGTTTTTAATTCTTTTCTTACGTTAGCAAAATCATCGTCAGATATATCTACTATGTTGTACATGTCTGAACTTATATTATAATTATTTACATTATCGTCTGTGCAGACTTTATATATTCCATTGTGATTTTTATGAAAAAATGCTTTTGCCATTTCTATCCTCTATCGTCGTAGATAACTACAACACCCGGTCCACCTGCTTGTCCAGATCCATTTTTGTTACCTCTGCTTCCACCACCGGACATATTAGTAATGTTGAAAAAAATATCGCTAGCTAAAGCTGGGGGAGCTAAAGTTGTTCCAGGTGCAGAGCCAGATGAAGCTGAAGATTGATTATTAGCTGAGTTTGGTGAACCACGTGCTCCTCCTGAACCAGCATTTGCTACCGCTAAATTAGTTATATTTGAATTACCACCTGCACTACCTGCATTTCCAAAACTACCGGGATTTCCTCCGCTTCCGCCTCCTCCAGCAGCGTATGAGTAAGTAGTTCCACCAGAAACTTCACCTGTAAAAAAACCATATGCACCAGCTCCACCTGGTTGGCCTTGAGGATTAGGGCCGTCTCCGCCTCCGCCTCCTCCGCCCCCACCGGAGCCAAGAAATGCTTGAAATTTTGTTGCGTTAGGACCGGCCACATAGTTTCCAGATGCTGGTCCTTTTTGAGCTATAACTAATTGCATGTTTGCAGCTCCAGCTCCTGAAGTTGCTGCTATAACTCTTCCAGAAGAATCAATAGTTATGTTTGATGCTGTAAAACTTCCAACTGCTGGTTTAATTATTCTTGGCATTTATTCTCCTAGTCTAACATTTCTACATAAGAAACATGAAAAGATAAATCATTGGCAGCGCCAGCTGTTACAGCAATTAAATCTGTTTCGTCTAAGTAGATAGGTCTTGAAATTAAATCTAAAGTTGAATCTGCAGGCACTGAAATTGTGCTTGCGATTTTATAATAAGTTGAACCATTGTCATTACTAATTTCTACTGTTGCATCAACAGCATTAGTTCCATCAATGTTTGCTAATAATATTGTATCAATTCTTACTGCAGTTTCTGCAGGGACATCAATCATAGTAGTTCTGTTTGTATCAGATAAACTACCCATAGCATTCTTAGGTGTAATTGTTGCTATGTTTACAAGATTCGGTGTTGCCATTTTTTATTCTCCTTCTAGATTAATATCCGAAAACCATGGAGAAGACAAGTCCTTTTCCATCAGTTGTTACAGTTTGTGTTGAGCTTGATGTTGCGTTAGTTACTTTTGTTCTACCTGTCCCGTTTGGAGCCACTGTTATATCTCCATTTGCGGCGTCTGTGATAGTAATTGTTCCAGAGTTTGTTCCACTATTTGTATCTAAAATAAGATCATGAGCACCACTAGATGTAATTGTAGCATTAGCAGACCCTGTTCCAACCTTAGTTTCACCACTTCCTTTTGGAATAATTGCAAAATCAATATTTGTATCTCCACCAGTTGCAGATATTGATGGCGCATTTCCAGTTGCAGCGTTTGTAATATCAAACTGGTTTACTGCGGATGAAGTTGTTTGAAATACTATTTGTTCGTTTCCATTCTCATCATTAATTCCATGTGCATCATCAAAAGCTATATTAAAACTATTGGTATCTAGATCGCCACCTAATTGAGGTGAGGTATCATCAACAACATCTCCTCCAAATTCTACTGCAGTTATATTTGGGTTTGTTCCATCATCTGCTCTTGCATAAGCCAATATAGTTTTACCATTTGCTATTGTAGCAGAACTACCTGATCCACTAACATATTTAAATGTTATAGATTGGCTGCCAGTTGTTGAATTTTTTAATAAATAAAGTTGTTGTACATCTAGAGGAATAGTGCAATTTCTAGTGGCTGTTAAAGATCCTGATGAAGTAAATTCTATAACTCTGTGTGCAAGAGTTGCACCAGTTGATCCATCAGAAACAGATAAAGCAATGTCCGCATCACTAGAAAAAGATTGTTGTGTAAATCCCCCTGCTAATTGTTCTACTAATTGTAAATTTGTATTAGTCTTCGTTCCCCATGTACCGGCGTTTTCACCAGTTGCTTGAAGTTCTACCCCTAAAGGTGTGTATGTTGATGCCATATTTAATTTCTCCTACGCGACGTCACTATATGTTATATTTGTACCTGTTGCAACATCAGAATACGAAATATTTGAACCAGTGTCAACGTCTGAATATCCTTGAATTCCAAAGCCAGTTGCAGTTCCAAATCCAGCTATAGAAGTAGTCATTTCTAATCCTGTTAATCCCATTACAACAGGTGGACTTAAAGAGCCAACAGAGACTGTTGCAGAAAATCCTGTTAATCCTATCACATCTGCAGGTGATATTGATCCTACAGATAAAGTTGCAGAAGATCCTGTTGGAATTATAATAGGACTTGAATTAATTTCAATACTACCAACAGAGGATGTAGCAGAAACTCCTGTTAATCCCACTACATCTGCAGGAGCTAAAGATCCCACAGAAGCTGTAGCAGAAACTCCTGCTGGAGTTACGAGTGGACTACTGTTAATTTCAGGAGAACCTACACTAGCTGTAGCAGAAACTCCTGTTAAACTAAAAGCAACACTACCTATTATTGTAGGAGCTCCAACGCTAGAAGTTGAAGAAACTCCTGTTAATCCCATTACATCTGCAGGACTAATTGATCCTACACCTGATGTTATTTGTGAACCTAAAGCAAGAACTACAACTTTGTTAACAGAGTCTCCGTAAGGTTCTTCACTCCAACCATTTCTACCCCAACCTACAAGTGTTCCAACATTTGTTAATTCTCCTATTGCAGAAGTTATTGATAAACCTGAAACGCCAACTACATCGGCAGCTGTTACAGTTCCAAGAGAAACTGTTGCAGAAATTCCTGTTGGTGTAACAATAGTTTGAGGAAATCCTTC